GCATCAAGAGCGTTATGGCTGTTGAGTGCGAATTCCCATCCTTTTGCGATTCTGTACCGAGCGCCGCCGCCAATGCCTCCAATCTTGTTCAGGAAGGAGGTGAGCGGAGAAGCCTGAGTCAGGAGCTGCCCATGATATTGGGGCGTGTTCCAGAGAGTTGCTATGCTTGATGCGTTTGCCATTTGAAAATTACCTCTTGAATATAGTTCTTTGCTTTTCTAGTTTTAGCTGAGTGGCCAGATTCCAATGCCCGGCCTTCTCTGCAGCAACAATCTGTTCATCCAGATTGGGTTCTTTCTTCGGTGGTTGCAGGCCCGGATTGCCCGCGCCCTGAGCACCGCCCGGAGACTTGGATTGGAGCAGGCCAAGTGTCTGGAGTTCAAGGACATCGGCCTCGATCTCTTCAGGAGTCGAGCCGACCACGCGCTTGAGCAGGCTCTCGGCCTTCTCAGGATCTACACCCACCTTCATGAGTGCCCGGAGTTTTGCGTTCTCCAGCTTGACCCCTGAAAGTTCTTTGTCCTTCTCAGAGATGGCCTTGTCTTTGTCGGCCAGTTCCGCTGCGATCTTCTCCGGATCTGGAAGAGACTTGCGCCGCTCGGCTTCAAGTTCGGCCTTCAGTTCGTCATATTTCTTGGAATGTTTGGCCGTAACTTTCCCGACTTCTTTTGAAATGAATTCGGTAAGCTGCGCTTTCGTGTAGGTCTCTTCTTTTTGTTCTCCGCTTTCAAGAGCTGGAGTCTGCTCTGTCCCTTCCTTTTGGGTAGTGTCAATTGTCATAAATTAAGCCTCGAATTGCGGATTAAGTGCCGCATCACTGTTAATTGAAATTATTATCAAGCCGATTTATAATCCAAATCCCAACCGACCCCAGAAAAATAGTAAGTCCCAGGACGGCCAACAAAACGCTGGTGTCCATATGTTCAATCATTTTCTCCACCGTTGCAATATTTCGACAAATCAATAGGCCATATCCACACAGGGAGAAGCCATTCTAAGAACTTTCTAAACATCTTATCACCTTCGCAGGATTGCCCGCTATTAGTTGATTACCGTCAAGAAAACTCTTTGTTACGACAGAGCCCGCACCGACGATTGTATGATCTCCTAGGGTCACGCCAGGCAAGACAACGCTGTTCATGCCTATCCAGCAATTGCGCCCTATTGATATTGGTTTAGCAGCTTGGTTTTTGGACAAATAATATAAATCATGGTTTGCCGTTATCAGGCCCACATTCGGACCGATCCAAGTCCCTTTACCAATTATTATTTTCCCATATGCCGCAAAGTAGCAACCGGGCTTGAATATCTGTGCTTCTTCTGCTTTTTCGTACTCTATGTTCTGAATATCGACTATCCGAAGAGATAGCCGCATCAAAACGTGGTCTAACCATCTCATATTATTACCGTGATTGGGATTTTTGGCGGGCAGCATGGGCCGCCAGCCTGTCGATCTCTGCTTGCCTTGCAGCTTCGCCTTCTTTGCCCTGCAGTTTGCCTACGAATTTGTCAAGCTCTTCGGGTGCTAGGGAGACGACATGAAGGCAGCCTACATGGAAAACGCCCGCGCCACGAGCCTCATCCAAGGAGGGATAATCCTTGTCTCCACCCGAAAGGCTCAGAGTGCGCCCCTGCCAGGGAGTACACTTCGGGCAGCTCTTGGAATGGCTGGAGAGCCTCACCAGATCCTTGCCACGTTCTTGCAGGCGGTTTATGGTGCCTTGCCTAAAAGCGCCGTTAGTGGTCTCCTGCGCCAGGACCTTAGCATAGCGGCGCATGTCCCATTCGTGGCCCGCCTTGTCCACAAAACCAGTAATACCGCGCTCAGCCAGATCCTCGCGTATGCGCTTCGCCGTCTGGCGGGTGGTCTGGTAGCCGATGACTGAGCCTTTTGCATTTTCTAGAGCCACCTGTCGAAAGACATCGTTTACACGCCTTCCAACCACATTATTTACGTCCTCAAGCCGGGAATAAGCATTATCAGCAAGCACTTCGACTGCCTGCTGATGCACTGACCCAAAGCCTCCCAGGAGCTTCTGGCCAGCGAGCGGATCCGCATCCGCCCAGGACACGCCCTTCATGTAGCTGTCCGGGATCGCCTCCTGGCACCACTCCCGCGAGCCCTTTAGCAAATCCTCGCGGATTTGCCGCACTCTCTGGAGGAGCGTCTTCTGCCAGGCCATCGAATAGCTTTCAGGATTCTTTACGAGCAGCCGATTACATTCTTTCAGGATCTCCGCTTCGGCTTCGCCATACATTTTTATCAGGCGCTGGGCCTGGGCGTCACTGAGCGGGGAAGGAGAAGGCATATAATCCTACGTTTTATGACAATCTTCGCATATAGTTTCTGTAGCCGTAACCCAAAGACTTTCTTCTGCCAGGATAGTTCTACCACATGTAGAGCATTTGTATTCGTCTTTCTTCATTGCGTCTCTTCTCCCACGATCTCACCCGTATCCTCCATCGCTGGCAGGGTTATGTCAGGCTTCTCCGGCATGGATTCAAGGGCTTCCTTCTGAGCGCTCTTGAGCCTGGCAAGATCTCGGCTTCTTGCACGGTTTCCATAGGATCTTCGGGGATGCCATCTTGCAGAAGCACCTGGATATCTTTCTCTTCCATTACCGGCCCGTTGGCGGGCAGTTGGCTCCAGAGATGCAAGACTTTTGGGATCGCCGTTTCTGCTGCCCTGGCGTACTTGCTGACCTTCGCCAGCGTAGGAATGAGCCTGATCCTGAGAGCTGTGCCACTTTCAGCCGTGCCCGCGTCCTTGCCCGCCAGGAGCACCCTAGAGAGCTGGAGCATCTGCAAGAGTTGGTCCATCTCCTGCTCAATGGCTCTGTCCACCTGCGAGAGCTGCGCATCCCAGACCATCAAGGAAGGCGAAGCATCGCCCGGTTGCATGATGATTGGCTGGCCAGGGCGATAGACCCATTCTTGTGTCTTGTGGTCGAAGGTCGTAGCCGATTCGGGAATTACCGGCGTCGGGTTCGTGAACTTCGCCACGACCTCGGCCCGCTGCGTAAAGAGCATCCCCAGGCTCTCGACCAGGGATAAGACAGAGGGCTTGTAATCAGAGCGACCATAATAGCGTTCGCTGGAAAGCTGATTTTGCACATGCACGATAAGTATGTCATCAACGGCCGGCTTCTGGATGCCCGACTTATCTACCATGCCCGACAGGGAGGCGAACGCCGGGAAGTCCTGCAGCTTCTTAGGGCCTGAAAGGGCCTTGCCGCTTCCCTGGATTAGTTCTGCGCCTTGGACTTTTACGACCATTTCAGAGATCTCATAGACCACATGCTGGATCTGGCCTTTGGTGTGGATCGTGAATTTGACATATTCCCTTTCTTTCTTTTCGCTGTCCAGTGACTTGAATAAATGGAAAAAGACGAATGCCCAGGGTGTCTGGATGTTCCCAGGAGTAACGACCAGATAGCAGTTTTCGGGATTGAGTGCCTGGATGCCATTGTCTGAGATCTCATAGAGCCCGATGCCATAGCGAGAGACATCTATGAAAACCTGCTCATCAGGCCTGTCCGGGAGATGGTCGTCTTCGACCGGGGCCGCGATCTCCACTTCCTCGCCCAGAAGCATGTTCAGGTATGTTCCGGTCGCCAGTTCCGGCCAATCTAATATTATGGCCTGCTTCTTCTGGTCTCTCGGAGCATCTGCAAGATAAGCGATATAGCGCGGAAAGATCTTCTCATGGAGCCCGTTGTAGACCTGCCTCATAAAGGCATGTTCTGCGAGCCTGTTGGCCTCATCCTGATCTTTAGGCGGCCAGGGCTGGCCGTCTTGGATGAATGAGAGATCTGTTAGCATGGTATCGGCTCTGCGAATTTGTTTAAGTTAATTGGAATTGATGCAATTCTCTTCCTGGCGATCTCTACATATTTGGGCTCTTTCTCAATGCCTATGAAGTGCCTGCCAGTATTCCGGGCAGCTATGGCCGTGGTGCCTGAGCCAATGCAGTTATCAAGGACTAGATCGCCTTCATTTGTGTAAGTCTTAATCAGGTATTCAAAGAGGGCGACGGGCTTTTGGGTGGGATGTATTGGATTTAGTGTTTTGTCTATTGTTAATATTGTAGTAGGATAATTGGTAAATTCTTGAATATATTCGTGTTTTGTACCTTCGCACCAATTCGATCCCATACTACCACGTTTGTTTATCTTGTTGCATCGCCTCATACCTTGTTGATTATAAATACATTGCTCTTTATAAAATACTAATATATTTTCGTGTTTTTTTAATGGCATGTGGGACGCATGTTGGAATCCGGTGGAATTATTCTTTTCCCAAATCCATTCATACTTAAACATCCCCGGATTACTCATCACCAACGCGCTTGTAAACGGCTGGCTCGCCGTTAGCACAATCGCCCCATGATCCTTTATCAGCCGCTTGTATTCCTTCCAAAGAGGTTCAAAAGGTATTATCTGATCCCACTTGCAAGCGGTCGTTCCATAAGGCAGATCGCAGAGGATCATATCAATGCTCTTATCGGGAATGTCAGGCATGACTTCAAGACAATCGCCCTGGATTATGGTATCGATCATTTTCCTTTTGGCATTTGGCTGGCTTCTTCGATGGCCAGGAAATCGTTTTCTTGAATCTTCTTGTAGCACCCCTGGCAGCAGAGGCGGTCTGTCAAGATTGTAGTGCCGAGCTTGTTTGGCGTGATCCCCGGCACATGAGGGATGATAGGCGTGAATTCCAGCCTCGCGACCGGCACCGGGAATTCCTGGCCTATAATTTCGCCACAAAAAAGACAGATCGTAATAATCACCCTTTGGGAGGCATTCGACGCCTATATTGCCATTCTCCGATAATCAACGGAATACAAATAGCACAAATGAGATCATCATGCTCTCCGACTTCGGCATCAAAACTTGTGTGCCCCGAAGATGTTTGATGATACTTGAATGCACCAATCTCTCGTTCAAGTTGTGGTAATGCGGCCAAGTCCGGTGCATAACCAAAACGCCTGCTTTGCATCAATCCCTGGAAGTTTCCTACTATAATAGATTTTGAAATGTTGTAATTGTGAGTAATCGGGTCTAATCGGGCAGCTTGGCCGCCTGTGAATACTACCGGATAGATTTTTCGGCCATGTATTCCACCGCAA